CTCGACTTCCATCGTGTACGGGTTTTCCACGCGATACGACCTGGAGGTTTTTTCGATGGGTGCCCGCGGGCCGACGCCGAAGCAGCGCCCGCTGAGGCGGAACCAGCCGAAGAAGCCCGAGCTGGCGATCGTCGGTGAGCTCGAGGTCCCGAAGCCTCCGACAGGGCTCCTTCGGGACACTCGGTCATGGTGGTTCGCGTTCTGGCGGTCTCAGGTGGCCCAAGCGGTTCAGGGCGACACGGACATCCAGGCTCTCGAACGCCTGGCCAAGCTCAAGGACGAGCGGGAGCGGACCTATCGAGTTATCCGTCGGCTCCCAGATGGCCCGACGGACGTCGGATCGCAGGGACAGCGTGTGCTGCACCCACTGGCGAAGTACCTGGCGACCACGGATGCGGAGATCCGGGCGCTCGAGGACCGATTCGGTCTCAACCCGAGAGCGCGGCTCTCGCTCGGGCTCCAGCTCACGCAGGCCCGCCGCAGCCTGGAGGATCTGTATGGCGAGATCGACCGTGACGAAGCGCCGCCCCTCATGGAAATCTCCGACGCCGGCCGCGATCTCGCCGCCCCCGAGCGGAAGGTTCATCGATCTCGGGAGCGTCATCGCTGATTGGATCGAAGCCAACCTCGTCCACGGCGAGGGGGACTTCTACGGCCTGCCATTCCTGCTGGATCCGTTCCAGCGGTTCCTGCTTCGGCGCCTGTATCTGGTCGATGCGGAGACGCTGCGGCGAATCGTGCGCCGCGCGTTGCTGGTCGGGCCGAAGGGTTGGGGGAAGACCGAGCTCCTCGGTGGCGTGGGGCTGGCCGAGCTCGCCGGGCCCTCGAGCGTCACCCCGGCGGGGAGACCGACACGGCGGCTCTCACCGAACATCCCGATTGCCGCGGCGTCCTGGGAACAGACGGATCGGCTGTTCGAGGCCGCCTTCACGATGGCCACTCACCAAGCGAGCGGCGTGGCGCCGTTCTTGGATGCCTTCGAGACCGAGATCGGGGTGAAGGGCCAGCCTGGTCGGCTGTTCCGGGTCGCGGCCGTGGGGGCAACGAATGAGGGCGGTCTGCCGACGGCGTTCATCGCCGACGAGCTCCACGAGTGGCGGCTTCCCCGGCAGCGGCGCGTGCATCTGGTCATCGGAAACTCCCTGGCCAAGCGCGATCAGGGGCTCGAGTTGAACATCTCGACGCCGGATGATGCGGCACCGGACTCGCTGCTCGGCAACCTCGTCGCCTACGGTGAGAAGGTCGCGGCGGGCGAGATCAACGATCCGAGCTTCCTGTACGTGCGCTATTCGGCGTCGAATCGGTGGGATCTGGACAAACCGAAGGAGCTCCGCGCGGCGATCCGCGAGGCCACGCCAGCGTCCTGGGTCGACGTGGAGCGCGTTGCGGCGCGCTACGAGATCGACCGAATCCCCGAGCACGAGTTCCGCCGCTATCACCTCGGGCAGTTCGTCCGTCCCGAGGGAAGTTGGCTGCCGGCAGGCTCATGGGAGCCGCTCGAGGGCGATGTGACCGTGGCGGAGCAGGCGCCGATCGTGCTCGGTTTCGATGGGTCGTACAACCGAGACTCGACGGGGCTCATCGGCTGCACGTTGGAGGGCCACCTGTTCGTGCTGGGTCACTGGGAGCGGCCGGACGGCGCCCCGGATTCCTGGCGTGTCCCCCGGGCAGAGGTGGATGCGGCCGTCGACCAGGCATTCACGACCTACAAGGTCCGCGAGATGGCCTGTGACCCTTTCCGGTGGACGTCTGAGATTGAGGCCTGGGAGGAACGATACGGCGAGACAGTGGTGGAGTTCCCGACCAACTCGCCCTCGCGGATGTCGCCAGCGTGCGCGCGCTTCTACGCGGCGGTGGTGAACGCCCAGGGGATGAGCCACAGCGGGAATCCGGCGCTTTCGAGACACCTGTACAACGCCGTGGTGAAGGAGCATCGAGATGGGGCCTACATCACCAAGGAAAACCGCGACTCGCCGCGGCGGATCGACCTCGCGGTGGCTGCGGTGATGGCCTATGACCGGGCCATGTGGCACGCCGGGCAGCGACCGCCACGAGCCCCGAGCTTCGCATGGGCCTGAGGACGCTCGCCCGTCGAGTGCTGGTGCCGGAGGTCCGCACGCCGCAGGTGGTCGAGCGGTCCGACGAGATCGGCTTCCAGCAGTGGGTGGACTACTTCTCCTACTTGGGCAGCACCTACGCCGCCCAGATGGGTGGCGGGGCCTCTCAGCTCGGCAGTAACGAGCGGATCGCGGGCAACTACGCGGGGTTCGCCGAGCAGGGGTTCAAGGGCAACAGCGTGGTCTTCGGGGCCATGGCCTTCCGGATGCGGGTCGGATCTGAGGCGCGGTTCCAGTTCCAGCGGATCGTCAAGGGCCGCCCCGGCGAGCTGTTCGGCAACGAGGAGCTCGCGCTGCTCGAGCGGCCCCAGCCGGGATGGACGACCGGCGATCTGCTTGCCCGGGTCATCATCGATGTGGATCTGGCGGGCACGAGCTTCACGGCGAATCGCAACGGCCGGCTCGTTCGACTTCGGCCGGACTGGGTGGCCATCATCTCGGGCGTTCGCGGTCGAGACGTGAGCGCTTGGCATCCCGACGCCGAGATCCTGGGCTACCTGTACTGGCCCGGCGGGCCGGCCGCGACGACCGAGCCAATGACCTTCGCCGCCAATCAGGTGGCCATCGTGGCTCCGTATCCGGATCCGGTCGCTCCGGTGCGGGGAGTTTCATGGCTCCAATCGGTCCTGGTGGATATCGATGCCGATACCGCGGCCACGATCCACAAGCTGAAGTTCTTCCAGAATGGGGCGACGATCGGTCAGACCGTGGTCCTCGAGGGGATCGACGACCCCGACGTCTTCGACAAGTGGATCGCCAAGTTCAACGAGGCGCACCAGGGTGTGGCCAACGCCTACAAGACGCTGTTCCTGACCATGGGGGCTAAGCCGTTCCCGACCGGGACCACCCCGCAGCAGATGGAGTTCAAGGCCACCCAGGGCGCCGGCGAGACCCGGATCGCTCTCGCCGCCGGGATCCATCCAGTCGTGCTCGGGCTCTCCGAGGGCCTCCAGGGCTCCTCACTGAACGCCGGAAACTACGCGACGGCGCGCAGGTCCACCGCCGACGGGGCGCTTCGGCCTCTGTGGCGCAACATCGCCGGGTCCTTCGAGCGGATCATTCGCGTCCCGGGGAACGCGCGGCTTTGGTACGACGACCGCGACGTGCCGTTCCTTCGGGAGGACGCGCGCGACGTCGCCGAGATTCAGGCCATCCGCGCGGAGACCATCGCCAAGCTGGTCAAGGAGGGCTTCCCTGCCTCCTCGGCCGTACAGGCAGTCATGGCAGATGACCTCAAGCTGCTCCAGGACACTCACACGGGCCTGGTCTCCGTGCAGCTCCAGGATCCGACCAAGACGGCGGAGCAATCGACCAACGGAGAAGTCGTGCCGACTCAGAACGGGCAGCAGCCCGAGGAGGTGCCAGCATGAGCACTATCGAGAGCGAGGTCGCCCAGCGCGCACTCGATGACTCACCGTGGGACGCCAACCGAGCGATGGGGCAGTGCGACAGTGCCGCCGACTACCGCTCCATCTGCGCCGGCGAGACCAATGTAGGCACGCCCGATGAGCGGCAGCACTGGAAGCTGCCGCATCACTATCTTGGGCGTGACGCGAACGCAGCGGGGGTCCGAGCTGCTCGGGGTCGATTCAGCCAGACCGAGGGGCTGACGAACAAGGAGGCGGCGCGTCGGCACATCTTCGAGACGCACCGGCTGCCCTCCGACGAGGAGCGAGCTCTCCCCGATGGTGTGCCGGAGGTAGTCATCCGAGCGCTCCCAAAGATCGAGGTGGCCGAGTCCGAAGGCGACGGGTCGCTTGCGACCATCGGCGGATACATGGCCCGATGGGGGCAGTGGGCTCGCATCGAGTCCGAGGCCGAGGGCCGATTCTTCGAGCAGGTCATCCAGGGCGCGTTCGCCTCGGCGATCGAGAACGACCGCGAGCGGTACCGGATGCTGCTCGACCACGGGATGCATCCCCAGCAGGGCCGCAATCCGCTCGGGCCGCTGGACTGGATCCGCGAGGAGTCAGACGGTGCGAGGTACCAGGGCAAGCTGCTGGACACCGAGTTCAACCGTTCGATCCTGCCGGGCCTGAAGGCCGGGCTGTTCGGATCCTCGTTCCGTGGTCGGCTCCATCACCGGATCGACAACTGGCCCGAGCGAAGCGAGCACAATCCCGAGGGCTGGCCGGAGAAGCAGGTG